GGTGTATTCGACGCGCGGTCCGGCATCTTCAATCCACGCACGACCGAAACTAGTTGGCGCGTACCGTATGGGAAACGCTGGCGCGGATATTGCGAACAGAATATCCAACGTGTCTCCCAGTGCCTGACTCGAATTCGAGAACGTATGAACGATGTTGAACATTTCGTCATTGCCGTTGGCCGCACCCGTACCGTACTGGAATTGATACAGCAACGGACTAGACAGCGTGGCCGTGCCGTTCCACGCATAGTGTGCCCAGATATTGACGTAGTTTGGTGCAGCAGACATTTTGTCAATCTGACCAATCACACCGACTTTCACCTGACGAGAAGGGTCCCAATTCGAGAAGGTAATTCGGTTGAATGCGAATTGACCAGACGACGACGTTTGTACGGCAGTCGGCGCAATGCTTACCGCGAGAACGCCACGCGGGAACAATGCGAGGGTATCGGCCAACGAGGTTCCGTCAAGAATGATGGAATTCGCGGATACTTCTTGGAATACCGCATTTCCCTGTTCATCGATATTGAAATTCGTTGAACCGATGGTGAGGTTGTAGAAGGTGGCGGAACCGTCACGGGCGATACGCCAACCCGTGACGTTTCCTGATTCGGGGTCCGTATTGAAGTCAGGGGACTTGATCGCAGAGCGAATCAGGTCCTCACTGCCAACGATCGGGTTTCCGAATTCCATTACCGCCGTCCTGAATTGAGGGTGCCTTCCAATCGACAAGTACAGAGCGCGCCCGGAGAAGCATTCGACCAAACGAATACGAGTTTGTCTTGCGACGGTACGAGGATTTCCGACCCTCCCGCCGTATCCTGATTTCCAGAATACGTTGACGCAACCAGCGCAGAATCACTTTCTGCTCCCCGGTAGACTCTCAGCTGACTTTCCGTACTGCTGTTGGTCGTCGTCGCCAGTGACTTTACCGTCCAAGAATCCCCGAATTTCGCGGGACCTGTACTGACCACTGCCCGGCCGTTCGCATCAGCCGTCGCCTGTACGTATTCTTGCAACGGAAACGAGGGCATCAGATTTCGCTCCCGTAATCAACTCCGTATTCATAGATGACGGAGACTTCAACTTGGGTTCCGGGATCTGCGCACGCATAGACTGCTTCAGTTGAAGTGAGAGCACCAAATTCAACACCGGCAGGAACGAGGTATCCCGTATAGGGACGCACGTTGTCATCACTGCCAATGTAAACGGGATTCGTGTCCCCGTGCACACGAATGCGAAGCGAGCGGCGCTTTTCGTGTCGCCCGAGGATCTGTTGGGAGGGTCCGTCACCGTTCACCATCACACGCATTGCGCGGAACGCAAGGCGTTCCTTACTTGTGCGCTGGACGATTCGGACGGGAATTACGTCCTCTTCCTTGATTTCCGGCGCATACGTAATTTCGTCGTCTTCGATTTCCTGAGTTTCGTAATACTCATCAACATCGACATTCTTGGGCATTGCAACGCCGTGCGTCTCATGTCCCCTGTAAGGGAAGTACGTTCCCTCTACGGCCTCTTCTACAGGTGTCACCCTGTCCGGCCGGTCCGGGGGAGTCTGCTGCCCCGTAAGCTGCCTGTACGAGCCCATTTTTACACGTCCTTCCTGAGCGCGACTTCATACACAGAAACGAGGACGAGCGCCATAAACGCCGAGAGTCCGAATGGCACAGAAGACTCATTCAGCCATGACAGCAGTGCGCCAATTGAAAGCGCGATGACAACAGCCGCAAATTCGCCTAGGCGTACTTCATTCTGTACGGCTTCCTTGTCTGCCTTACCGACTTCCACGAAATTCGGCAGAAAAGCGGTAAACGCTCCGACTGCCTGAGAAATCGCAAGCGCGCTTCCGCCCGCATCAGCCCTTGCCACGATTGGTCACCTTCATTCCTACCGCTTTAATGGTCTGCGCTGTGTCTCCAGCAATTGCAGTCATTGCCTTGGATCTCACCAATGAAATAACCGCAACGTACATTAGGAATGCGCCCCCGAGTGCCAGACCAATTCGGTACCAATTCTTGGTATCGGTAAGCCACCCGAAGACACCGGCAGTCGCCTTTAGAGTCTCGTACACAGCGGTAACAGTGGACAGTCCAGGAATGTTGTCCGTAATCCCGGTCTGGATCACATCCCCACCAGCTGGAATCTCAGCACCGTTCAGGTACTTTTGCGGGTCAACATCCTTCCCGTTTATGCGTACCTCGAAATGCAAATGCGGTCCGGTGCTCTGTCCAGTGCTCCCGATATATCCGATGACGGTTCCGGCACTGACATTCTGCCCTACACGCGCGACAATGCGGGACATGTGATGGTATGAAGTCACGAACGAGGAATTCGCCTTGAGTTCAACGGTATTCCCGTATGCGCCCTTGTATCCTGCCGCGATAACAGTTCCGTCATGCGCTGCGTAGACCGGACTGCCGGTCGTGCATCCGATATCCAATCCGGTGTGATAACCGCGCGCGTATCGAGAAGACTTGTTCCCGTATCCCTGCGTGATTACCTTGCACGATGCTGGCCATTTCAGAGTCGGCATTTCACACCTCGTACGAGGCGGGAACGTCGTCTTTCCTGTCAGGGTCAGGCAATCCCATATCACCGGGATATTCCGGGCCACCGAGAGACGGCGGCTTGTCCTGCGGCCGACCGAGTTCGGTTTCTTCCTTCTTGTTGAACGGCTCAGGCTTCTTTCCGCCGAGTCCCCAACGGATTACGTCACGCGGGTCATACGCCTTGATACCGGAGTAAAGAAGGATTGCCCCGATACTGAGCATGACTACGTGAAGCGGTGAAATCTTCACTTTGTGTACCCCAGCTTCTTAGCAATCGGGACAACATTCATGAGAAGTGCTGTCACAAGAACGAGGGCAGCGAATTGCCGGGCAAGTTTCTCATTCCCTTGCTCCAGTGCGGAAAGCATCAGAACAAGAACCATCATTCCGACAACCAGCTTTATCGAAATCTTCCCGTCCTTCTTTGCCCACTGTCCAACGGTGACGATTACGACAGTGAGAACGGCGGAAGTTGTCGTGTCCATTGGCTAGCCTCCTGTAGAAGCGCGTGCAGCGGCCCCTGCTGCCTTCAACGCGCGCCCCTGGGGCAGAACATTGCCAGCAACGTTCAGGAGCTGCTTAGCACGTCCTGTAGCGCCGCTCAGCAGGATCAGGGAGAGGACTATCAGCGCCGATCCCCCGAGGATCATTCCGAGGCGTAGCCACGTCTTAGGATCGGAGATGAATTCGAAGAAATCCACGATTTCAGGGATAGGGTTCACATCGTCCAAAAATCCCGCCTGAGACGCGCTAGGTACCGACGAGCTAGGGTTGCCCGCAGCTTTGTTGGCGCGACTGAGATAGCGAAGATAAGCGCCCGATGAGTAAGTCGTCCACGGCCGGAAGTTCTTTCCGCCACTCGAAATGGCATACGCAGCTTTCGCATTCGTCGTCGGATCGAACAAATCCGTATTGGACTTCAACCCGAATTGCTTCCGCCGTGCCGGGCCCATCGAACCGAGCATATTAATCTGCCAGAGTCCGTAAGAGTTGTCCGGCGGAACGGCGTTGTGGGCATAGATGTTCCCGCCCGATTCTGCGAGTGCGATTGCAACCGCCTTTGCGAGATTCGAGCCAGAGAATCCAGCGGCTTTCGCCGCAGCGGCGATTTCCGCATCGGAGATTACTTTCCGCTGTGCAGCCACGGGCGGGACACCTTTCTCAGAGCAGTCCGCGAACCTGAGGCGGAAGCATTGCGGACAGCATTGGGTTGTTCATCATGGCCTCAACGCCGTTCCGGAATCCGCTCAGCATTTCGTGAATTTCGCGCACCTGTCGCGCGACTTCCTCGAATTCCGCTCGCGTGATCTGAGTCTCAGTCTCGTTCTCGTTCATTGCCTCGGTTTCCTTCCCGGTTACTTTGGCACCCAAATGCGGGTACCGGAGTAAATGAGATTCGGTCCACGCGCTTTCATGATTGCGACAGTGGCCGGGTTCCTGTACTTGAGATTGAAATTCCAGACCGTTTGCCAGGACTTCCCGTAACGAGCAGCAATCTTGGAAATGGTGTCACCGCGTTTTGCGACGACTTCCACATACGGCGGAATCTTGTTTGTCGATGGCTTGGGAGTGGTTGGTGTCGTTTTGGGCGGGGGATCGGTGGGAGTCACCGGTCCCGGCGTTCCCCCGGTCGGCGGGGCGACATTCACCGGATATGGTGGGGCACCAAATTTCGTCAGTGCCAGACTCCACAATGCCCATTCCTGAATGGACATTTTGTTTCCCGAGATATCCTCTCCGCCGTTCAGAGCCTTTGTGATTGCCGATGATGCGAGACCAGCGGGGTAACCCTGGGCGATAAGCCAATTGATAGCGGCTTGTCCCCATGCCTCGTTCGTCTCGTATGTCGGCGTACTCGGCGTCGTAGTCGGCGGCGGAACGGCTACCCATCCCGGTCCCTCACCGACGCCCGGAGTTCCGGAACCATCTTCCACGATTTCCGGTTCTGCCGGTGCGTCGGTTCGGTTCCGACTCCAGATTGCAATTCCGAGACCACCGGCCACAACGGCAATCCACGCGCCGAGTGGCAGCGGTCCGATCTGCTTTCCGAGATCCATTTCAGCCATAAGTCACCTCACAGCCGATAGGAACGGTTGCCGTAATCGCCCGGAACATCCACGGCCTCAATTCG